ATATGGAAATTGGGGTAAAAAATGATGATGCTTTAATTAAAATGGCTACTATTATACAAAGAGTAGTTAATAATTCAGGAGATGATGGAGGATTAGGAATAACAGATGATGAAAAAGATGCCTTATTAGCTGAAATGGAAAAATTACAAGTTAAAAAATAAAAATAGTGTTTGATTTTAAAAAAGTATCATCTCGTCCAACCCCTGTTTTAGGAGGATTAGCTAAGGATGCTATATACCCTGCTAGGGTTATAAAGTCTATGATGGATCCTACTTCACAACCAGAAGTATTTAAAAATTTAGGTGAATATCAATCTATAGGAGGAGTATTTTATGCCTCTATAAATAATCCAAATCCTCAACCATCATTTACTTCTGACAACTTTGCAACTCCTCTATTTCCTAATATGTCTAATATTCCTTTAGATAATGAAATTATTTATATAATAAATTTACCAAGTACTAATATACAAACTAATGTAAATAGTATAGTTCCTTATTATTTTCAACCTATTAATATATGGAATAGTATTCATCATAATGCTGTCCCTGATCCCTTAGGCCCCCCAGAAGGAGGTGCTCAAAGTGGGGATTATACCCAAATCGAAGGAGGTTTATCAAGACAAGTTATAGATGGTGGTACAGAAATTACATTAGGGAAAACATTTACTGAAAAAATAGATACTAGAAAACTACAACCTTTTGAAGGTGATATAATTTATGAAGGTAGATGGGGTCAATCCGTTAGATTTACTTCTACTATATCTGGTAGTTTTGTACCTAATCCTTGGTCTAATGCCGGGGAAAATGGTGATCCCTTAACTATTTTAAGAAATGGTCAGCATGTAGAAGATAAAGATCCATGGATACCTCAAGTAGAAGATATTAATACAGATCCATCTAGTATTTATTTAACATCAACACAATTAATACCTATATCAGCAGCATCTACCTCATATAAATCATATTCACAACCTCCAATAACACCTAATGAATATGATGGTGAACAAATAATATTAAATTCTGGAAGATTATTATTAAATTCTAAAAGTGATTCAATATTATTAAGTGCTAATACCACTATTAATTTAAATTCAGTCGATAGTGTTAATATAGATACAAATACAGTTGCTATTAAAGCTTCAAAAGTAGCTTTAGGTGATAAAAATGCATCTGAACCTATAATATTAGGTGATAAATTTTTAGAAGATTTTTCTGAATTATGTCAAGATTTAAATTCAGTAGCTGTAGCATTACAATCAGGTGTAGCATCTGCTCTTCCTGAGAATCCTCCATTATTAAGTTTAATTAGTCCAGTAGTTGCATTAGCTAATTCTTCTGGTAATATGTTAAGTAAAATAAAACAATATAAATCAACAGTAACTACTACTAAATAATGGCTAATTCACAAATTATAGTTTTTCAATTAGTACAGATTGCTAAAAATTCTAGTCTTCTTAAAAAACAAATTGATAAATTAGAAAATCAAATTATTGATACAGGATTTCAATTAATAGAAGATGCTGGATTAGATGTTGATACTATTGAACAGTTTGTTGATTTAAGAGCTTTATTAAAAGGTGAAGGTGTTAATATTAATTATGCTGCATTAACTTCTCCTGAAGTAATTTGTTCTCAACCTTTAACTTCTCCAGAGCAACGTGAACAATTAACCAGAAAAATTAATGAACAAAAAGAAAAAATGGAGGGAGTATATATTACTACAAATAATATTGCACTGCAGTTAGAAGCTATAAAAACTCCAATAATAAAATTACAAGAAGCTATTCAACCTACAGCTGATACTGTATCAACAATCGCACAAATAATTTTAGTTTTAAAGCAAATACCAGCCCCAGCAGCAGTTCCACCCGGAGTAGGATTACCTTTAAGTATTTTTAATACTTTTTCAGCAATATTAAAAAACTTAGATGATACCGTTTTAGCATTAGCAGCTAATTTATCTTTAATTCCAAAAGCTTTAGGGGGGATGGTACAAATGGTTAATAGTGTCGGAAATAAAATACGACGTTTACCAAAATTAATAGAACCTTTCTTGAAATTATTAACCATGATTCAATCTATAGTAGATCTTCAAGATCAATGTCCTTTAGTAACTCAAGAACAAATAGATGAGATTGGGAATAATATAACGGGTGATATTAAAGGTAATGTAGCTATATTTTTAGATATAGAAGGTGGTGAAGATGCTCTTGAAGCAAGTCTTCGACCAAATGCTAATCCTGGTTATTATTATAAAAATTTTCAATTTGTATTAGAATATGACCCAACTTCTTTCTTTATAAATGAAGATGGAAAAAAAATACAAAGGTTTTCATTTCCTTCAAGAAGAATTAGATGTACAAGAAGGAATACTATTGGTTTTTATCAAGGTGCTGAGGGTTTTGCTGATACTTCTTTTTTTAATATTAATGAATTAACAAATCCTGAGTTACCTGTAGGAGAATATTCTTATAGTAGTGACTTACAAGTTTTAGTTGCTCAAGGAAAATTTGCAGTTGATGTATTTACTAATAATATTACTGCCTTCACAAAAACAGAAGTTGATCAATTTCGATCTCAGACATCAGATATATCTGTTTTAACAACATATACAGATGGAACTGTTAAATCTTTACCTAATTATATAATGTATGGAGGATCTGTAGTTAATTTAAATAGTTCTCCTACAAATGTAGAATATGATCCTCTTTCTTCTTTATCTACAAATGGTAATAATTTTGTAACAGTTGGAGAGCAAAATTTAGGTATTGAGTTTGGATCTTATATTCAATCAGGAACACTTCAAGTTAATAGTCCAGTTAATATTTCTTTACAAACTTTTGGGGGAACTGGAAATATGGTTCCTGATGCAACTGGAAGTTTAGTTCCAAGATTTACAGAGGCATTAATAACTTTTAAAAGATCTGCAGCTATACAGGATGATATTAATCCTTTTACAGGTCAAATAAATGGACTTGAAAATTTAGATTACTTTAAAGAAAAATATGATCAAAATGCTTTAGATTCAGTAAACTTAATGAATGACCTTGCTAAACAAGTATCAGATAGATTACCACCTAACTCTTCCTTAGCTGAGTTTGGGGATCCAGCAAATCTTTTTAATTCTACTATTCAAGAAAGACTACAATATGTTTTTGATACTTATTATGGTATAGATCAAACCATTCAAGGTGATAGAAATGCAAAAACAACTGGTATTGTTTTAGATTACATCGATAAATTATATAAAGCTATATCACCAGTAGTTAATAATGGTAAAGTACTATTTGCATCAAAACTATTATTTGGGGGAATAGGTAAAACTCGTTTTGGAAATAATGCAGAAGAATTATTTGCAGGAGTAACTACAGAAGCTTTTGAGAATGCTGTTATTTCTATAGATAGTACTTCTATAACTCCTGGAAAAGCTGCGGCAAAATTTAATGATTTAACTCTAGGTGATTATTATGGAGAAAAAGAGGGTCAATTAAAAGCTCAAAATTGGTTTTTTAATGCTAATAAAGCATTTAATAATGCTGCTGTAAATAATACATGGAAAGGGCAAGCAGCATCACTTGGTATGTTTTTATTTGCATTAAAACAGTTTAGAGCAAAATGGAACTATTTATACTCCGATAGTACTTCTTCTGGACCATATAATAATGGAGCTTGGGAAGCTCCTGGATTTGGTATTCCATTAATTCCAAGTAATGTAGGACCTGATAATGAAGATGTTACTATAGCATTACAAGTATTATCAATAGCTGCAGTTAATGAAACTATTAATCAAGCAGTTGGTAGGTTAGATATATTAGGAACTTATACATATAATTTAGAAATAATTGATAGTATGCCACAAATAGGAGGAATTGAAACTAATTTTCCAACAAATTATACTAGATTAATAGTAGAAGATATAATACCAAATACAGAACCATCAATAGAAGTAGGAAGTAGATCAGATAATATAGCAAATGGAACATCCCCTCTTTCAGCTAACCCAATCACTACTTCAGTACGGGGTATACCAAGTGGAAATACCTATTAAAACTAATTAGTATTTTTTAATGAAAATATAATAACTTAATATTTATAAATAAAATGAAGACATCAGCACTTAAATCAATAATAAAAGAAGCCGTTAGAGAGGCTATTCAAGAGGAATTGAAAGAAATTTTATTGGAAGCTGTTAAAACTCCAAAAGTTATAACACAACCAACATATGCAACACCAGTAATGGAAAGTCAAGCACCAGTAATACCCCAAACACCAACAATGACTGCAGAATCTAAAAGAGCAGCATACGAAAATATTTTAGGTGACACAGCATCTACTTTTACAAGTAATAATGCTCAAACATTCCAACCACAAGCTAATATGGATGTAGCAAATGGTACTTTACCAGCAGGAGAAGTTGATATGAGTCAAATAGCAGGTTTAATGGGTAGATAATAAATAATGGCAAGAATAATACAGAGTAAATTTCCAATTGATCTTACCCCTAGTGTAGCGGTAGGATTTGGTTTTCCTATGGATGGAAAGGCTGTATTTATTCCAACATTTACTACAAGAGAACAAACTAAATCTAATTTATTAAATTATTTATTAACTAATAAAGGAGAAAGAGTATTTAATCCTATGTTTGGCGGTGATTTAAGAAATTTATTATTTGAAGGAATAATAGATTCTACTCAAGATGAGTTATTATTAATGATTCAAGATCAAATAGGTCAATATTTCCCAACAGTTAGAATTGAAGAAATTAAATTTGAAAATCAAGTAGATAGAAATTCAGTTAATTTTATTATGACTTATCAAATAGTAAATTTTGGGGTAACAGATACACTTAATATAGAACTAACATAATGGCTAACTTAAAAAGAGACATAAGATATACTGATAGAGATTTTAATTCAATTAAAAATCAATTAATACAGTATTCAAAAACATACTTCCCAGATACCTTTAACGATTTTACAGAAACATCTACTGGAATGTTGTTTATAGAAATGGCAGCTTATGTTGGTGATGTATTATCTTTATATTTAGATAATCAAGTACAAGAAACATTTATACAAAAAGCAAGACAAAATCAAAACTTATATGCTTTAGCTTATTCTTTAGGATATGTACCTAAAGTAACATCTACGGCATTTACTATGGTTGATTATTTTCAACAAGTACCAGCTATAGTTAATGCTGATGGAGAATATATTCCAGATTATAATTATTCATTACTTATTCCAGAAAATACTCAAATTACAGCTAACTCAAATAGTAATATTAAATTTATAACAGAAGATGTAGTTGATTTTTCAGCATCAAGCTCTTTAGACCCAACAACCGTTTCAGTTTATCAAGTAGTAAATAGTCTTCCTAGTTATTTTTTACTAAAAAAGACAAGAAAAGCAACATCAGCTACCATTACAAGTGCAGAATTTACTTTTACAAATGCTATAAAATTTGATACTGTAAATATAAATGATGCAAATATTATAGGTATATTAGATGTAACAGATACTAATGGTAATACTTGGTATGAAGTACCTAACTTAGCCCAAGAAAATGTATATAATTCAATTAGAAATACAAATACAAATGATCCAAATTTTATTAATGATCCTCAAGTACCTTATTTATTAGAATTAAAAGCAGTACAAAGAAGATTTGCAGCACGTTTTATAGACTCAGGTTCATTACAATTACAATTTGGTGCTGGTAGTACTAGATCAACAACAGAAGAAATTATACCTAATCCAGATAATGTAGGTTTAGGTTTACCATTTGAAAGAACCAAATTAACAACAGCATTTTCACCTGTAAATTTTGTATTTACTAATACTTATGGAATTGCTCCATATAATACCACTTTAACAGTAAGGTATCTAA